GATACCATCATTATCTTTCTCCCCCTCAGCTACTTTGTTTACAACAGTTTGTAGTGGTCTAATTAGTGTGTCGTACGCATTAGCATGACTAAAATCTACGTATTCAAACGAACCGTCTTTCTTTTTTATTGGCAATATTGTTGAGTTTTTTGACCAGTTAGGCACATATCTTCTAAGTGCCGCTCTTTCTTCTTCTGTTACATCGTACAATGCACCAAACATTTCAGACACAGCATACGGTACAGCAGCTACAGTTGTAGTAAAACCAAATAGTCTTGTATATCCTGTTCTTGCAAATGGTTTATATACCTGTCCATTTACAATCACTTCTTCGTTTATTTCTTTAAGTGCTCTTGTTACAATATTTGTACCTGTTCTTGCAATTTCTGCCGGGAAAGATACGAAGTTACCAATCGGTAGTTTTCTTAAACCTTTTATAAATTCTGATACGTAGTCGTAATTTGGTATGTTGTTTCTTACAATATCTGCTGCTTGTTCTTCTAAATATTCTGTTGTTAATCTAACTTCTTCTCCCGCTGCATTTTTAAAAAACTGTCCTCTTGTTACACCAATTCTTTCAAATGCTTTTTCCATTCTTTTTTGTTCCATTGCCCATGATGCTATTTTCCAGAAGTCATCCTCAGCTGTGTACAAGTCTTGTGATACAGATTTTAATTTTGATAATGGTTTTAACAATAGTCTCATGCCTTTGTCTGATGTCATTGTTTCACCAAAGTTTACATCTTCCATCAAACGTGCAAGGTCCCCGAGTCTAACGTTAGAGTTTACCACACCTAATTTTAAAAGTTTTTCGTACAATTGATTTTGTTGTCTTGTGCCTTTTAATGGTGTTTGTAATGCTTGGTACGCCATTTTAATTGCATCAGGATCTGGTATAATACCGTTTGCTGTTGCAAATGCACCAGCACTTACAAAGTTTCTTAAATGTGTAACCGGTGATAAAATTGTTTTTGCAATTTGTGATGTAGCTTTTGGATATAATACTAAACTTTCATACATCTGTGCTAAAAATTTATTATTTTCTGTAGCTAGTGATGTTTGTTTCAATGCATCAGCAACACCAGGTCTTGCATACAAAGGATTCTGCGCATCAGCAAAAGGATTAGTTGCACCTTTACTAATAGATAATCTACCAGAAGGGTCAATAACTTCTACCTTTTTAAAATCATCACCAAATTCTTTAATTGCATCGTCATAACTTCTTGCAAACAATGGCTCTTTACCTGCATTTGCAAGCTCATCAGATTTTTTTATAAGGTCATCAAAAAAAACATTTCGTCTAGAGATGACAGATAGCTTCGCCGTACCACCTAAAATAGTTTGCATTGGATTTTTTTGTCGACCTAATAATTTTTCTATTGCTTGCCTTGGTCCGTCTTTTACATCAGTTAATGCAACAAATTGTTTTGGCTTGACATCATCTGCTTGTTTTAAAACAGTTTGATTTAAGAAAAAGTCTGGAACTTGAAACAATGGTACGTTACCTCTATCCATTTTAAAACCAGGAGGCATCTTAACTGTACGTAAAATGCCGGCGATTGCATCATCTGCTTCTTGTTCAGTTAAATCTTTACCAGCCTGTCTTGCACTGTTAATTAATACAGCTCTAGTTTTTTCGATAGCTTCAGCTGTAGGTGTATAATTAAACCACGGTATTAATGATTTGTTTTGAAATACATCATAAGTTGAGCCAAGATAATCTTTAAACTTACCACCAAATATTTCTTTAAATTCTGCAAGTTCTTTTTTATCTAGTTTACCACCAACATCAGAAAATAATTTAGACCATCGTGATCTAATTGTAGATAAACCACCAAAGATTGCAGTTTCTATTTCTTTTGCTTGATCTGCGTTTTTTGCAAGTTCTTGAATTTTTTTAGATACTTTTGCTTTTAACTTTTTATCTAATGCATCAAAAGTAACCTGACCTGTATTATCTATTTTAGGATTACCTGATAATAATAAATCATTTACATCTGCTAAAAGTTTGTTTCTACCAGCAGCATTTTGTTTATTAAACAATGTTCTGATAGGTGGAAATAATTTATCAATACTAATATCTATTTCTCTAGATGTATTTTTAGCAAGTACTGCATCTCCAGATCTTAAACCAATTTGTTTTCTTTCAAGATCAAAAAAGTCTTGCGCTTTGTCTCCTCTTGCTCTAAGCTTACCGGCAGCTTTATCAATCCATTTATCTAATTTACTGTTGTTGACATCTAACTGTTTGTTTCGACTTGCCAGTTTCTTGATCCCTGTACCTACACCCCCGAGGATACCGGTAAACAATGCACCTTCTGTACCAAACTTAACTCTGTTTAATAATTCTCTACCCGGATCGTTTTCATCATCTTCTAAATTAAATGCAAGTGTACCTGCTTTTTCTACGTCTCCAACAAATATACCTTCAGCAATACCGCCTGTAACAGCTCCGGCTGCAAGCTTTAATGCTCCACCACCACCTCGCATATTTTTTAATGCGCTAGCTAGTTTAGGACTGTTTGCTTTAAATAGTGTACCAGTTTTACCTGCATTGATTGCTTTCTCTGCAAGTTTGCTACCAAGTTTAAAACCATAACCACCCGGTATTCCAATGTTGACTAATAGTTCTGTAATTTTTCCAGCAGCTGTTGCTTCTGCTCTTTCATCAAATGTTGTAAGGTCGTCAAAAAATTGTTCTACTTCTGCAGCTTTGTTGGTCCCTGCGCCCAGGTCCATGAGTGTTGCACCCAATGAAAATAAACCTTTAGGTATTGCAATGGCACCTGAAACAATTCCTGAGAGGACAGATTCGATCGTGCCTACTCGACTAAAATCTTCGGCCATTTATCCTCCTAGTCTAATGGGTTCCACCATTTTTTATCAGAGCTACTAGAAGTTACTATATCTTCTTTTATTTTATTTCCATTTTCATCTAGCTCGACAATTCTACCTTTAACTATATATACTCCAGCTCCATCAAAATCTTTAGACTTAGCAAACTCACTTACAGATTTATATTCTTTAGCATTAATTGTTCCTTTGTAAGTAGGATTTCTATATGTGTCAGTCAATATTAGCTGTTGAGCAACTGATTCAGTAAGTTGGTTTCCTTTTAAGTTTTGTTTTAACCCTATAGATTTTGCTTCTTGTATATTTGTTGCTAATCCTGCCGCTTTTAATTGTGATTCTTCGTCAGAAAAACCTCTATCTAAAAAGTATTCATAACTTTGTTGCAGTGTTCCACCAGTTTTACCAGCTTCAATTTGCTCTAGTTTTAAATCTTGTTGAGTTGCCATTAATTGCGCTGCTTCTCTTAATTTTTCTGGTTTGTCATATGACTGACTTGTTTCTGCAATAACATCAGAAACTAAATTCTCTGCACCTAAACCTGTTCTAGATATTCTTTGACCTGCTTTAATCATTGCATCATACAATGCATTTTTCTGAGCTCGTTTGTAACCTAATGAGCTAAGTATATCATCGACTCTTTGTTTCTTAGTTTTTTCTACATCAGGTGTTGGATCTGTGTTGTCTTTATTTATATCAATTTTTCTATCAGGCATATTATCTTGAATTGTTGTGCCGGTTTTTACAGGTGTAGGTGTTGTAACACCTGTTTTCTTTTGATATGGTCCGCCAAATATATCATTTATAAAAGTTTTATTTTTTACGTACTCAGGATTTAAATCTCTAATACCGTCTCCATCTATGTCATCTATGTACTTAGGAATTTTTTCAAATTCTAAATATGGTTTTTCTATTTCACCATAACCACCTATTGTTGCCATATCTACTTCCTCTAAATTAGTAGGCTTCGTAACAACCTTTTTCATGTAAGGTTTAAATACGTTTTGTTTATAAGGACTTGCAATACCTAATTCAGCGGCACCTTGTAACACATCACCTCTAGGTTGATCAGTTGCTAAAAGATTTTCAACATTTTTAAAAACACTACCAGCATCTTGGTATCTTTGTCTTGGTTCTTTAATACCAGACATAATCCCTTCTTTGATAGGGCCACCCATTCTAAACATTGGTCTATTTAAAACTTTCATATTGCTCCTATGCTTTGTCGGCTGGAAAACCGAATATTTTACCGTACAATCCACCAACCCCTAGTGCTGTACCAATTGCTTGTGATAATGGACTCACTGGTTGTGGTTGTGCATATTGTTGTCCAACAACACCACCTGATAGACCTGTCAAACCTTGACCGTATGCAGATAATCTACCGTATGGTTCATATGCTCCAGTTTGAGCTGCTTGTTGATCAGCTGTTAATTGTGCTTGTGTTAAACCTTGTCTTAAAGAACCTAGTTGTCCTAGTGCTCCAACGTCTGCACCAATACCTGCTCTTTCAAAATTAGCTAATCCCATTTGGGATGCGCCTAATCCTGATTGTGCTGCAGCTAGTTGACCACCTTGTGTAAACGCTCTGTCAGCTGCAGATTGAGCTTGAGTAAATCCTTGTTGTAGTAACTGTGCTTGTAGTGCTGCTCTATCCGCTAATGTGTCTGCTTGGTATTGTCCAAGCATAGCACCTTCTCTACCACCACCAAATCCACCTGAAGCAACAGCAGCATCTCTAATAGCTTGTTCACCTGATTGTTGTTGTCTATCAAACTCTGCAAGCGTTGTATCAATAACTTGTTGTTGGTACGGCGACATAAACGGTTGATAAGCTGATGCACCAGTTAACCCAGCAAGACCACCAACTGTTGTAGCAGCTTGTTGTTGTGCAGCTTGTGCTGCAGATAAAAATGGTTTGTATGCACCAACACCTTGTTGTGCGATACCTATTGCTTGTGTTTGTAATGGATCTTCGCCGGCAACAAATTGTCTACCTGTAAATTTACTTGTATCTATTGGTACGCTATATGTGGCTTTAGCCTGCGTTGCGTAATCTTTTGCGTAATCTTCTAAAAATCCTGGTGTTGCCATTATGCTATCCTCGTCTCTAACATTTTAGATTGTTCATACATTTCTTGTGCTCCTCTTAAACCTTGTGATTCTTCAGAAACTGTACCGCCAGCTTCTAAATGTTTCATCATGTTGTCCATAACTTCAGCACCTTTATCAATATCTCCGTCCCCTGCATTTCTTACAGCGTCAGCTGTAAATACAAATTCATTTACACTTAATCTTGCGGGTACGTCGTCTGCTTTTTCTTCTTTACCGATTTCTACAAATCCACCGGTTCTATAATCTTTTTCTAACCCACCTAGGTTCATAAGTCCACCTTCTTTTGCAGCAACTCTTTTACCGCCTGATGGATAATCAAATTTATTGTAGCCTGCAGGTGTAGTATAACCTGCTACTTTTGTGCCCGGAACTGATCCACCTTTAGCCATTTGCATAATACCTGTCTCTGGTGTTTCTACTACTTCTGCTTCAGTAGTCATTATTTCTTCTTGCTCTGGTCCCTGTTCCCCGGCTGCCGCTTGAAGAACCATTTTTTTAAATTCTGGATATGATAAATCTCCGCCCTGTTGTTTGTATTTTACGTACTCTTGTCTTAAATATTCTTCTGCTTCTGGTGGTAATTGCATGTCGCCTTCTACCATATTACCGTTAGCATAACCTATTCTACCACCTTCAGCTGCATTTTGTGGTAGGTAATAACCTGATTGTACATATTGTTCATTTGGTAAAAACGCTAGACCAGGTTCTCTGTATCTAGACATCATGTAAGCTGTGTATGGATCAATGTAAGACTCGTCTACTTCTTCTGCTACTTCTTCATAAGGGCCCATCTTAAATGCTTTTTGTAAAAATGGTGTTGCAACTGCTGTTGCACCTAAACCTAGTGCTAAATTTTTACCACTAAAACCTGCAGTACCAGGAACCATTGATTTTAAAAAACCACCTAACTTAGGAAAAAAACCACTTCTTAAACTAGCGCCTCCTGCACCCCCAGATTTTAAAAATGGTGAAGATGCGGCTCCCATTCTACCTAAAGCGGCTAATCCTCTACTAAACAAACTAGCGTTACTCGCACCAAAAGGAATCATACCTAAGCCACCTATTATAGCAGCCTTACCTAGTGGGCTTTTGACTATCTTCTTAACCCCACGGACAGCTTTCTTAACTAAACTTCCTAATCCGTATAATTGTCTGGGTTCTTGCATTCGAGATATTGCCATATTTTTACCTTAATTTTCCCTTTTACTTCGTTTTTGAGAACAAATCAAGAGCCGGCATAATGACCTTTACGTCTTGTGCCATGTCCTCATTTTTATAACCTTTAGCTTCCCAGTCTTTTCTTTCCTTAAAAACCTCACCAGTTTCCTTGTGTCTGTACGTTGTTTCTACTTTTGCTTGCTTTATTTCCATTAATCTACCTTCTCTTTTAATATATTTAAGTAACTTACAGCAAAGTCAAAGGACCCTGTGTTACTTGATTGTATGGTAAGGGTGGTTCCACCCTCAACTATTAACGGTTGGGTTAATAATTCTTTAGTCGTATCAGCTGTCAAAGCAGCAGATTTAATAGCTGTAATACTATTATTTACAACAGTAACAGTTGGTGTTGATGCTGATGTTACTAATATTGATTTTACAATAATAGTTTCATTTACTCCCGGTTTATTTGTACCAAATACATTTAATGCATTACCTGTAGTATCGTTGTCCTTACCTACAAATTTATATTGGTTTATTACTGCCATTATTCTAAAAAGAAACTTTTAGCCTCTATCTCCTGTTTAACCTCATCTTGAAATGAAGTATTTAATTTTGTTATTACAGAGTCAAGATCCCTAACCAATGATTGTATATTAGTTTGACTATATTCTGGTTCTGCTCTTGTTAATGATTCTACTATCTTAGCCATATAAACTTACAATGCCTCCTCTACGTAATCCGTAAGCACTGTGGCTACTATAATCTCTTTGTGGAGCAGGTCCAACAGGTCCGGTATTTTGATTATTTCCACCATCACCACCACCACTAAAATATTGTTTTTGTTCTTGTGTTACAACAGGTGAATAAGTTTGAGCTTTTTCATTTGCAATTAACTCGTTCTGTAAATTTTGCAACTTTTCTAAATTACTTTCAGAATAACTTTTTCCTGCTTCTTTTCTGGCTATAATCTTAGCCATTCTTTTATCAATAGATTCTATCATTCCTACTCCCGCTAAATTAACAGGATTATAACCCTGCATTATACCCGATTGAACCCTGCCTATATTATCTAGTCCATAATTTTGCGCCATATAATTTTGCCCTATAACATCGGATACTGCGGGTTGAGCCATGTTACCTATTAGGGGGCCTAAAAAAGGAATACCAGTTGCAGCACTCATTATACCTCCCATAATTTTACCACCTAAATTTTTTATGTCTCCAAGGTTTGTTGGTAAATTAAATTCAGGAAAAGATATGTTATTCAATATACCTGTTTTTCCTTGATTGAATGATGGTTGATTAAGGCCGTATAGTGCCATTAATTCTTCATCTGTATATTTATTGTTATTAGGGTCTGCTCTTAATTGCTGTATTGCAAATTGTATTTTATCCATTACCTTCTTCCTCCCGGTGCAATATCTAATCTAAACGTGCCTAACTTCCAGTCTTGACTAGCCGCAGTGTTTGCAACTTTCATTGCAATAGACCTTGCTCTTATTCGTGTATCTTTTTTTGTTGTAGTATTATCTACAGAAAAATTAGTAGTTGTTGCAGAACTATTTGGATAAGTTTTAGTTACAAAACTAACCTGTGTATTACCAGTTTGCGAAATAAAGTCAGGTATAAATCTGCTTATTCTCATTATAAATTCTCCATCTCCTCTAAGATCAGGCATTCCAACTACCTGTCCTGTAGGGTTTCTTCTTTGAGTAATATCAAAGTCACCAGAAGTGATTGACCCAATAACTGCTGTTATTACTCCTCCTGCATCTATTTGATCGGTCCCTGTTTCCTGTTGATAGTATGTTGTACAACCATCAGTGTTTCCTGTAACATCGTAAGATGCATTACTATCTGGGTTATAGTACGTTGCGTGAGGTTTTGCAAATACTGCTGAGTCTTGCCAAGCGGCTCTAGGCAACGTTCCTGTAGTCCATATAGGCCTTCTAGGCGTAGAATCTAAATAATTGTAGGTTACTACCCTATTGACAGCATCTGATGCAGCTGTGCAATAGAACCAATTTATTTCTCCAAATAGGTTATTTAATCCACAGTTTACAAGATCTCTAGATGTAGAGTTTAAGTCGTCGTATACATGGTCTTCAACCAAACAAGGTAGTGATTTTAGTTGACCATCATAAGAAAAGAATCCGTTTTCTGACATCCAATAAGCTGTACCATCTACTTCTATACAAGCATTCTTACCTAGCAATCCACAGTTAGTGCCCACTTGTTCAAATGAGAATGTAAACGGTTGACCTACAAACTTCATAAGGAATAATGCAGTATCGGTCCAAACGTATATTGCATCCCTACCTTTGATTGCACCCATAATCATAGAACCATCTGCAAGTCTTTGCGTACCTGCCGTATTATCTGCTCTTACGGTATAGGCATTTGTACCATCAATATTTTCTTGGTCAGAGAATCTAATAAACATATCGTCTTGTGTCGTAGATGTTCCAACCGTTGTTTCAGTTCCAAAAAATACTAAGTGTCTATCGGGTGTAGATACTAACACATGTCGCGATGCTGTAGGTGCATTAGCAAGTAATGTTGCTCTTGTAGAAGTTGCGGCTGCAGCGGCTGCATCCCATTCAAAACATGCGCCGTTATATATAAGAGCAATTAATTTTGTACCATAGTTATCCAATACCCAAAGTCCTGGATCAATTGTAAAGTCAGCGTTAGATGGATCACCCCAAGCAACATACTCAGATATATTAGTAACAGTTGCACCAGAACTATGTGTTGCTTTTGTAGTTCCGTTTGCACCTCTAGCCCCACCACTTAATGTATTCGTTGTAGTGTTGTTAGCAGTAAAACTTATATCCTCAGTTCCAATTCTAATTTCTCCTTGAGATGGAAATGCTGCAGAGTTAGCTAATACAATATCTGTTGTGGTTAAATCTGATAGAGATGTGGCCAATGTCGTAGTTGCAGCACCAATTGCAGTACCACCCCATAATGCCGTACCCCAACCATAACCTCCAAGTTGTTGTGCTGGACCCACCGTGTAATAACAAAGAACATCTGCTGATCCGGCGCCACTTAAAGGTGTGCCAGTTTCATTTGCTGCCATTGTAATAGTAAAGCTAGTTGTAGTTGGAACAGATGTTACCATGAATTTTTGGTCTTCAAAAGTTGCATTACTAAATGATGAACCAGATAAACCTGTAACATTGTTGAACATAACAATATCATTTTCTCCCAGTCCGTGAGTGCTACAGTTTATTGTAACTGTAGGAGTTCCGGCTGAACTAGTGAATGTTGCTGAAGATATTGTAGCTCTAATAGGGTGTATGTCATAAAAGATACCACCCGAGTATACGTATAAAATTCTGTTAGTTCCTATTGCTGCGTATTTAATACCAGAGTTGTCGTCCCAATGATGAAGTGCTCTAGCTGCACCAGTTAATTTGTCGTCGCCTAGCTGTTCCCAGCCACCTATTTTTTCTGGTGTGCCGTATCTAAACCTGACATTGTCTCCGTCAAACCATTGTCCCTCGGCCCCGGTCTCCGTGACTTGTTTATTGAATCCAGGTAAAAACCCTAATTTTTGTAGCATATAACCTCATTATATTACATGTTCCTTATTGGTGGAACACCTAACATCGGCCTTTTGTCGAACCTGTTCTTTTCAGCAAAAGGACCATCTACATGGTTATAATGAAGAAAGACCTGCGCACAGACATCCCCTTCAAGTGGTTCTCTCCAATGTTCTAGTTCGCAACCACTATATACTAGCATATCCCCTACATCAAGCAAGACTTTCGTGCCTTCTGGGGCTCCTGGTTTAATGATATTTTTATACTCATCTATAACATTGTCAG